GTTAACAGGATGGATTAGTCTTCCCTCACCCGTTCCGGGAATGTTAAGAAAGAATCCAATACCATTAGTCAGACCGCCTACAATTGCCCCGTAATCGCCTTGATTGAAGTTAGCATTATCAGATATGGCTATCAAAAGCGTATATATATTAACCTCATTTACCGCTAGGAAAGAAAAGTCCTGCGGTGCCGCACTGTAATCACCTATCAGATTATACGTGCCTGTGCCGTCCCCAGCGGCTGTTAGGAACTTGCGTACAGGCAGGCCGTCCAATGGCGGTCTGGTGCACACATTCCCGTCTTGATCGCGTCTATTGACTGTCGCTTGTCTTGTCATTTTGCTTACCCATAATGTCAGCATGCTTCATCATATCAACTTGCATTCCTACTGCCTGTAAGTCTGCATGGTCGTTGTGCATTTGCATCTCTTTTTCATTGTCCGCAAGCCCTCTGATTTGAGTCATTCGAACCTGTTCGAGCATTGCCTCACTGTTAATGCGCGACTGCTCAAGCGCGGTATTTGCGCTTACAGTCGCTTGCATTTCAGCTATCTTTTCAGCCGATAATATGCGCATAATCTCAAGCTCTCGCTCAGCATCGATGCGCATTTGCTCGATGTGCATTTGTGTCTGTGCCTTGCCCTGCTCAATTATACGTTGTTGCTCGGCTTTCTGCATCTCTAATGATGCCGCCTCTTGTGATTTCTGAGTCTCAGCCTCCATAGCCAACTGTTCGCTTTGTTGCTTGGCCTGAATCTCCATTTGCTTTAACTCGACTGAATGATCCGGTTCGGGAGGCGGTGGTGCGGGAGGCGGCTCAGGCTGTGGAGGTGGTGTCATTTGATTGATCTTGTCTTCAATGTCACTGCCGAACTGATACCGTCGGACAATTGACAGCATCATAGCTTTGGCCGCCTCAAACGGGAACATGCCTTCTTGGATCATGGGCGTTATGCCCTGTAGATACTGCCCAAGCGCGGTCATAACATCCGCAATGTTCTTTTGGTCTTCAATAGCCTCTGGAACAACCGTAGAGTTAGTCTCAATATCGATATGATAAGCACGCTGCAAATCGTTTTTAAGCAGTGCCAGAACTTGTGACCATTGTGGCTTGCCTAGCGTGTCTTCAGCTTGTTGGAGTATCCCCTGGAACTGCTCAGGTATTTGTGGCTGGCCATCTTCTCCAACTGGTAATTGTGGTAGATATTGTTCTTTTGCCTGCATTACTGACTGAGCCTGCTGAACTTCCTGTTCTGTAGCAAACGGCAATCCGGTCATTGATGCCCATGTTTGCTCATTGAATTTTGTTGCCGCAATTTCAAGCGCTATGCGTAAAATATCACGTACATAATTTTGCACTGCTTGTTGGTTGCGTTTTAATCGCATTGTTCCCCATTGGGATTTTATGTTCTGAGCAGTGGCCGTTTCGTTTGCGTTTGTACTGCCCCGGATAATGTCCGATATGCCCGTGACTTCATAAATAACTTGTTTGCATTGCTCTCTGGCCGCATACAATTCACGTAAAACCGCAACCATTTCTTGAATTGGCATAAACCATATGGCATTTTCAAAACCTCTGTCCTGGGATAACAGACTTGATTTATCAGCAGGGATGAACGTATTATCATCTCCACTCATTAGATTCTCTATATCGCCCCCTAGTTCTGAATCATAGATGCCCTTGGCTTTAATGGCCTTGATTAGCCTGGATATGCGAATCGTTAGCTCATTCAGTTCTTTAGCTTGGTTTTCATAAATAAGATACGGTGCTATAGGCGGCCTATCATAGGCTTGCATGATAAACTGTAGCGGTTTGGGGATTGGGAAAAATCCTGTAAGCTCTAACGGGTCATCACTGATCTTTAAAAAATCATCCTTATATTGACGTGACACATACCGGACTTTCTTTCCGCCTGTCTTATCCCATATTTGATAGATTAAAGCTGTCTTGCGCCCTGCTTTATCCTCATCCTCCATCATTCCTTTGTTTTCGTCCTCTTCCATTGACGCGTGCATAAACTTGATTTTGTCTGCTATTTCCTTTCCAAATAGGCGGATAGCTTCTGGCTTGTCTATTTCATCCTCAAACGCTACCCACGGCATTTTAGACCATTTTTTTGCATAACCGAATAGCGTGCATTCCCAATCCTTGGCCTCTGTGCAAATATACTCACCTGTTTTTTCCATCTCGGGCCCGGCTTCATCTGTCTCGAAATCGGCCACGCTATCGCCCTCGCTAATCTCGGCATCGTATTTTACAATAGTTACACCGCGACCTGGTAATAATGCATCAAATACAGCCGAATACATGCTATCATTGATTGTTTCGTCGCCCTCCATGTTAGTATCCAGCATAAACTCTAATATGCGCGTACTCGCCTCTGCTGCGGCTTTGCCAATAGGGTCTTCGTCTTTGAACCTGCGCTGAACAACTGGCCTAGGTGAGGATGAATAGAGTGAAGGAAGCAAGGTGTCAGTGTTTGAATACAGAATATTAAACGGAACCTGTCCTGAGTTGCGCGTGTAATCGTGACCGATCTTGCCACCCTGGTATATGTCAATTATGCGGTTGCCCTCTTTTCTGAAGGACTTTTCACGCTTTCTTGCTTCATCAAGTTCATTCAGCCAATAGAGAATATCGTCTTCTGGCTGCAATTTGTTATCATATCCTGGTGATGATTCGCTCATAAATACTCATTACGCATTTGTTTTTGCTTGTTAAAATGATTCAATACTATTTTTTTCATGGGGAGAGATTGTACGCTATTATTTATTAATTGTACATCAATCGGTATGGCTGCGCTGTTTTCTCTCGCTTCTTTCCAAACTAGAGACAGGTATCTGAATGAATCCGAACCGTTTGACGACCAATCATGAAATGGTTCTTTGGTAAACATTTTTTTCTCATCATCCCATACATGATGGTACGACTTCAATGCTTCCAATCCTTCTGCGCAATTTACGGCGTCGAACCAACAACGTGGGAATGTGGCGCGAGCAGCCTGGATGCCGCCTTCTTTGCTGGTGCTCGGTACGCGCTTAAACTTACCTAGCTTCCCGTCCTTGCCAAAATCAATGAACTGCTGGATTATTGTTTTGCCGCCCTGCCCCATCCTATCCTGGAATGCGTCGTGCGGTAGATACTGATTGCCATATCGATAGCCCAGAGTATTGGATAGAGTGCGCAAATGCTCGCAATAATAATCAATATCGTGATGGTTAGATTCAAAATAGTTAATGACATTGATTTGTTGCCCTATAACCTGAAAAAACCATATGGCCGTAGCATCGTGCTTGCCTATGTCGTAGCTTGTGTGTACCGGATAGGCTGGGTCGTGCTCCACTTCGCACACCTGCCCCATTGCCTCTATCTTGGCAATGCTGTCACCCCATACGCTTCCAGGTGTGGCCGCCTCAAACGACACGTAATATTCTTGTTGAAAGAAGGCTTCTCCCAGCTGTTCGCCGTAGAGTGAGTACAGCTCATCGCGAATGCGCTGAAGCTTTAATTCTGTAAAGACGTTTGTATTGTCAACTGTTTTAACGTCATAAAGCCATTCGCTGTCTTTCTCGGCCAAGATGCACGTTTTATAGAAGTGATTCTTGCCGCGCGTAGTGCTATTAAATATTACCCATCCGTTATTTTCCTCAAATATAGGCATTAAATATGCCCAGGCGCTTGGATTAGATAGCGCGTATTCGCTCAGTACCAGCCCGACAGGTGGCGATCCCACAAGGCTGTCCGGATTGTCACTGCCTACAAGTTGAAATGAGCTCCCACATTTTAGCGTGATCTTCATTTCATTTTGATTAGTAGCGCTTCTTATCTCCTTGGGGATAGCTTGATCTAATCTTTTTATTCCCGTGTGTGGATTAACAGCATCGAATACCGCTTTCCTTGCTTGGCTATACTCTGGCAGGCAGTACCAGTACGTACCTATGCGTTCGTGTGCTGCACATGCCATGTAGTTTAAGCAAAGGTCGTCTTTACCTGTGCGCCTGTGCCATCTCAACACTGCGCGTTTACCTCCATTGTGTAAATAACGCCAAGCGTCCATTTGGTATGGGCGTGGTTTCCATTTGTTTGGGAGGATTATATCCATTATAAAGGCTTGTTTATAATAATGTTTATTCTTGCTTCAACATCTGCTATGACCTCGGTGGGCATTAGTTTCATATAGTGCTTATAAAATTCTGTAGGGTTATCTTTTGCCCATGTTCCAAAATATTTAACTCCGCCAATGTCTTCAAATACCTGCAACAAATTAGACTTAACTCCGGCGGTTGTTTTGTTTGGGATTCCTTTCCTGCTTCCCCCCCTTTTAGCACCTACTGCCATAATAAACACCGTTATATTTCACTTTGTTTAAAAGTGCTTGTATATCAACACCATATCTTTTTAAGATAGACCAAGGCTTAGCTAGTAAAATCCTGCCTGCCATTTGTTGGCTTCCTACTGCTAAGCACCATGCAGAAAAATCAGAATCTTTTTCAGGTACCAGTCTATATTTCCAAGGCTCGCAATTCCTGTCATTAAGCTTTTTGTTAAATGAAGGGGAAAGTTTTTTTATTAACATTCTTTCATAATCAAGGCTTTGTTGCTCATCATCAAAATATTTAATAATTTCACCTTTAAACTCCTTGAAATTCTTTTTTTGTTTTTTAAACCTGTCACCGCATCCTTTGCCAACATAAACGCAAACATCCTTATCGAAGAACTGATATACATAAAATTGACTATGTCTTTTGTTTAATCTTGCGGCCATATAAAAAACATAAAATAAAAATACAATAGCATAAAAAAGATATAAAAGCAACATTCTTTATCATAGGTTTTTCCTATTGATATACAGATAAATTGTGTCTTTAAAATAAATCGTCCATAGGAAAATAATATATTGCAATTTAATTAAAACTATATATAATTATAATCAAAGGGAACAACAAATACCGTTCCTGGCCTGGCTACCACCAAATTAGGGGCCAGACAACCACAACCAAACATTAACGCAATAAAAAGGGTAACGAAATGAACATACAAGACCAAATATCCGCTAATGAGTATAAATCAGCAATATCCGCTCTAGCCGATATGTTCGAAAATGAAGAGGTAGAAGATGAAGATTATGTCGAAAGTATAGATGAATTTTTAACCTGGAATGACGTGCATGTTGACTACTCATTCCTGGATGGAACGGATTTTCAATTATGAAAGCCGTTAGAATAGAACACAATGAGTTCTGTAACTCAACATACAGATTCGAAACCGAACAGGAAGCAAGAATTTTTATTCGCGACCTGTTCGAGGGCTGCAAAATAACCGATAGACCAATACCTATAGTTTGGCTATTAAATTCTGGTGAAATATTAGTAAAAGGGGAATGAAATGAAAACATATCTAGAAAGAGTAAAGGAACTTGACGATGTAATAAATAAAATGGATGCTAATGCACATTTTGCACATCCTACAGTTTATTACGTAGAGGGATATAACGGTGTAAAATACGGCTCTTTGAGCGAGTTCAAAATAAAAATGTATCGCGCTCAGAAAAAATGGTTTGATGCTGAAATACACGAAATGCCATTGAATGAGTTCGATGGTTGTGATTGTTATCTAATGGGCAAGGAATGGAAATGAAACCGCAAACACAAGAAGAGTTAGAAAAGCTCTACGACCTGAGAGACCGCTATGACACGTTAGGGTGCTATTACCACATGCACCTAACGCAGACCGAAAAAGCTCTGGTAGATGTGCATTACAGACAGGCTAAGGATGATTATTTTAACTATATGGTGGAACTAGGATTATGAAAACTAAAATAGATGTAATTTATTCTATAAACGGGGATGATGAAGAAAAAAGAATTTCATTCTTTTCTGATTCATTTGATGCGGCTCTAATGATGGAGTCTGACTTTTTTAGGCCACTTTATAGGGATGGTGATGTTGAAATATTTTATCATAACACACGATTTATTCATGATGACGTATAACCATGAAAACATTAATAGAATTAAAAATCGAAGTTAACGGTAAAAAAGATTTCATTCGCAAAAAAATCACTGGCGAATCTATGAGGATGGCACTACTAAAGGAGATTGATTTTATTTCTGATCTAGAGAGGCACTTTCATAGCCTTAAAACAACTGAACGTGAAATTAAAACAATCAGATAATCTATTATAGGTTATCCTGAAAAACTAAAATAAGATGAGTTATCATAATGAAAACAGAGATTATTGTAAAATATATACCAAATAAAAATGGGTTTATCAGAGAAAAAACATTCACTGGCGATTCATTCAAGATTGCGCTAATGAAAGAAAAAGATTTTTTCGATGGATTTAATGACATTGAATTAATTGAGCGTAAAATGACACATTGGGCATTATAATGACAAACGAATCAAATATAAAATTACCTGCCAGACGCGGCCCCAAGCCAAGCGGTTTATCTAAACAACAGTTTAACGCAATGCTGCCGCCGGATGTGGTTTTAATGATAAAAGAACGCTCATGCAAGTTGAGCATTTCACAAGCGAGACTAGTTGAACTGGCCGTTATGGAGTATCTAGATGATAGAGATAGTTTTTAAGCCGCATGGCATTGATGAAAAGGTTTGCCGATTCGAAACGCCAGAGGATGCGGCAGAGTGGTTTTTGTCTCGGTCGTTAAAATACCCTGCTATCAGGGTTAGCTCATCTGGATGGAATGAGTTTTGGGATTACGTAGAGGATGTATCGGGCAAAAAGAAATGATTATAGGGCGGCATAACCGCCCTTTTTTTATGCAACAATCTTTAAAACTTTGCCTATTTTTTCAGCATATTCCATCATTGATTTATTGCTAACCAACCGTAATTCGCCACATTTAATAACTGATCCCTCCCCACACCTATCTGGCTGGCTTGATCCAGGTAATACCCAAAACAGTTTTCTATCTACATAGACAGATAAAAATGTCCTGTCACCAATGAGCGCCTTACGTTTTGATCTTATATTTATCATACTGAGTACCTATTCATTGCGTTGCTAATAATTTTTATTGCCTGTTCATGCCCGTAGCACAGCTCGTACCTATCTCTGCAAATATTTTCAACATAGCCTCTGAAACTTCGTTGATTATCACTAACCACTGATCCCTTGACACGCTTCATTTCTATCCATAAATGCTTGTATGGGATGTACAGGTCTGCCGCACCTGGACACAGCCCCATACGCATTTGATTGATTTTCTCTCTAGGTGTGCGTGAACCGTCGTTCCTAATCATAATGATTTTATGCTCAGGGTATGTGTCGCGCCACCATGAAACAACCTGGCGCTGTTCCCATGCCTCCACCGGCACTGCGCTAACCATGGCCATTAACTCTCTTTAGGCTTTGGCGATTCCTGGCCAGCACGCTACAACAGTAATTCCTGGCGAACAGTTCATTGAATTGTAAATCCTCCATTAGGAGGGACACCTGCTGGATAAACTCGTCAATCTCGCGCTCTGTAGGGTGAGAAAGGTTTTTTCTCAACCAAGCAGTGTCTTCTTCATATTTTTCCATTAATATTTACTCGCAATTATATTTAAAATAATAACGGCCATTGCTATACCTAGGCCGATAAAAAATAGCGTTTCTAAAAAATATTCAATCATTTTGCTTAGCCTTCTTTCGTTGATAATAACTTCGTTGAGTTTCTGCTATCATTCCAGCGTTTTTTCCCCTATAGGCTTTTAGGTATTCATTAGCTTTGAGCCGCAATTTATCACGGTTTATCATTCTGTACTGAGTGTGATATTCCCTGGCCGCCTCATTTAACGCCTTTATGGATTCATCATGTTTCAATTGCCTTTCAGCAATGGATAAAATATCATTTATCATTTTCACCTATCTGCCTACCATTATTTATTAGATTGTTAGCTCTGCATTATACGTCAAATAGCGATATTTGCGCTGTTGCCATATCGAAGCGTGTTTTTGCTGCATTAAAATAATCCTCGTCAAGCTCACAGCCAACGAAATCAACACCAAAATAATGCGCGGCTATTGCGCTTGATCCACTGCCTAGGTGAGTATCAAGGATTCTCTGGCCGGGCTTGGCATAGTTGTGTAATAGCCAGTCGTAGAGTTTTATGGGTTTTTGTGTGGGATGTATGCGCCTCAAATCAGTTGGATTTTTTTTGTACATGCGCGCAGATTTATCAAATGAAGTCCAAGCCATCTCACAATCTGCAAAACTTCTGTTGTACATCATCTCTCCCTTATCCCATATTAGAAAACACCTTGTTGGCGGTAGTTTAAAATAATTCCCGCCCCAAATAATCTGCTCTTTGCTTACACGTTTCAATTCAATAAAATAAGCATCGTCAGGGATAGCGTCATCCCATTTTCTATTGTCTTTAGTAACTGTTTTTCTGCTTCCCATATTCATTGAGTTAATGCCAATCCCATAAGGCGGGTCAACACAAGCAAGGTCAAAATATTTATCAGGATAACGAGCCATAACAATCATGCAATCTTCGTTAAAAAACTCTATTTTTGACATGTGGTCGATTTCCTCGTCTGCGATAGGATATGAATCATTAGATTTATAGTGCTGTTAACCGTTAGGATAAACAGCATTATTGAGTTTAACAGAGTCAGGTAATCATGCATATTTCATATTCCCATCACCGTCATAATCAGGAGTGTCTGTTATGCTGTTAAACCCGGAAAATTCACAACCTGGATTAACAAACATAACAAATTCGTTAACATCACCTGAAATGCCCATTGTTTTAATCGTTACTACGTTAAAATTTCCCATGCCATCCGGCTTTGAAATACTTTTGTTTGTTATTTCCAGTTTAGAAATATCGTGTGTTGTTATATATGTGCTCATTTTCTATCCTCTATAATAATTTTAAATACCCGCTACATTGGTATTGATGATAAATCTTTTTTCACCAACTTGCCCTGTAGCGGCACTTTTGAACGTAGAATGTGTATTTTCTACACGCTTCTTGATCCCCAATCTAACTCTGTTAGCTAATAGCCATTGACTCAGCGAATCAAAATCATTGCTCTGAAAAAAAGCTTCACCACTCAGACGGGTAATATCGCCTATTGTTTTAGGATATGGCCTGGTTGATTCCAATATCCCTGTTAATTTCGTTTCGCTTAGCCCATCAATAATATTTTTGGCATTATAAATAAAAACATCCCAATCGCCATTTTCCATTTGAGCAACGTTGATAAATTTACCTGACAATTCGTAGCCATCATCGAATTTTTTGATTGCTGTTTTTGCAAATTTAGGGAATACATTTTGTAAATCCTGTTTTAACGAACTCATTTTTTTATTTCAGTATTAATTGCAGCAATACATATTGCCGCTATACACGCTGTCAGGTACAGCGCAAACCAAATCATTAATCCAATCATTTTGACTGCTCTTGTATTGATTCTATAAATATGGCTATGCCATAGATTATTACCATGTAACATAAAAAGTCTAACATTTTATTTCTCTGAATTATTTAAAAACATGACATATTGTCCCCCAAAAAGGGAGTTTCATCAAGGATTATTTTGTTTATAGAGTGTTTACTGGATGTTGATAATTTCTTACTAAACGAATATGTTGACACAAATGACTTTATCTGATAAGATAACGTCTCATTTAAACAAATATGGTAAACAAGAAAATGTTAACATCAAAAGAAGTATGTAAAGAACTCAGGGTATCCTTGCCAACACTAAACCGATACAGAAAATCAGGATTAATAAAAGGTTTCGTAATAGGATTGAAAAAAGTATATTTTGAAGAATCAGAAGTCGAAAGGTTCCTTAATGCTTGCAAGGGAATTGATAATGAGACAAAAAAACTATAACGAAACCGCGTCAAAATATGATGCAATGATTAGTGGACTGAAACTTGTCTCTAACAATGGAGTTTATGTGGATGATAAAATCATTACAACACACAACGATACGCTTGACAACGATAATCATTATTGCGAAGTCAATTTTTTAAAACATGTTGATGATAACCATCTGTTAAAAAAATTATCCGTAGAGATTGCAGAGGCAACTGATTTGCCAGTTCATACTGTTTTTGTTGCTGGTTTGGGCGTGTTTAGTTCATTTACATCTCGTGCGTTCAAGATAGATTATCAGTTTGGTGGCGACTTGCCTTGTGGTTTGTATGTAATACTGGAACAGCCTCCTGGTACGGCAAAAAGCAGGGCGTTAAAGATTTTCCAAAAGCCCTTTTTTGATGCGGCAAAAGAATCAAACTACCCAAGTGTTTTGTTCACAACAAACAGCACGCCCGAAGCACTAGAGCAAACTTTATTAAAAAGTGGCGGATATTTTTCAGCTGTGTCCAGCGAGCAAGGGCTGTTTAATACTTTACTTGGCGCGTGTTATAGCGGCGATAAAGCAAATAACAATGATTTGTTGTTAAATGGTTTTGACGCTGGATTTATATCAAGCGAAAGGGTTACCCGTGATAGTTACCACGGTGTAGCAGTTGGCAATGCTGTTATGTTTTCTCAACAAGGTGGCATTGAAAACCTGTTAAAGCAATCGAACGGTACAGGTTTGGCTGAAAGGTTTTTATTAATTGCAGAAAAACATAACCTGGGTTCAAGGGATTTTAACAAGAATCGGTGCATTAACAATGATCTAGTGAAGCGGTATAATGCATTACTAAAAGCATTGGCTATCAGGGCATTGTCACCGATAAAAGAGTACGATCATTTACCAAGCTTTTCAATCTCGGACAATGGCTGGAAAATGATAAATGATTATCGAATCTCTATAGAGTGTCACCTAGCTGATGGAGGCAGGTATTCTAACAATGAAATAAGAGGATCAGCCGCTAAAATTGATATGCAAATAATGAAGATCGCTGCTAACCTGCAAGCATCGGATATTATTCAAGACACTATTGCAGATAAGCACGTTAAATCTGCTATTTCTATCGCTGCCGCAATGATCGAAGCGAACCTGAAGCTTTGTATTGATAAAGGCATTATAGGCGTTAGAGCTGAATATAAGGCTATTTTGTCATTGTTTGAATCAAGACAAGAACCAAGGACTGAAAGAAATATAATTCAAAATAAATCATGTACACAACCATTTAAAGACTTTACTGGCAACAAGTCGGATTTGATCCGTGAGACATTGGCACTAATGGTGAATGACGGTTTATTAATTGAATCATACACGCCTGGCGAGAGGCTTATTAAGAAATACGCGCTTGCACAATAATTTGTTAGGCGCTTGTTGGGATTGTTAGGCGTTTGTTAGGCGTACCCACTAACAGGAAAAAGGATAAAAAAGTATAATAAAACCATATATATATAATATAAACTATATATATATATATACATTGTTAGGCTGTTAGGGGGGGGGTACCATTCCCTTTAAATTTTATTTTGATTTAATTTTTTTTTGGGGGGGAGGTGGTCGATTTATGCCCAAATGCCTAACATCCTAACAAAACCTCTCTAGGCCACGCGGGCGTAAGGCTCCAGCTGTTAGGCGGGTAACTAACAATGCCTAACAAGCCTAACAAATATCTACTATTTATAATTATGATAAACAAATTATTGCAACGATTACAAAAGGTTAAACAAAAGTCTCAAAATCAATGGACTGCATGTTGTCCAGCACATGATGATAAAAATCCTAGCCTTGGAATCAAGTTATGTGATGATGGTAAAATATTATTACACTGCTTTTCTGAACAATGCCCTGTTGATTACATAGTATCATCCATAGGAATGGAGTTAGAAGACCTGTTTCCACCAAGGGAAGCGGTTACTTACGATAAAAAGCAAAATCGCGAATACTTTAACCCTGCCATTGTGCTTGAATGTTTGAAATATGAGAGTACGGTTTTAATGCTGGCCGCACAAGACATTGTAGATAAAAATGTTAATGAAATGGATGCAGATAGAGTAGAGTTAGCACATAACCGCATCTCCGACGCTACAACTTATTGTTTTAAATAAAGTAAAAAAAGCCAGTAACCATTGATAGTGCGAATAGCATGAGAAACCGGCTTATAAATTTATTGATTAACAACCAGTATCACATGCATCAACCTGCGTATAAATTGGTTCAATACCAATCCGTTTGGCCTCTGCCCGGATGATAACCTCGATAGTACTGGCTATTGACATTTCGTGAATATCGGCCATTTGTTCCAGCATGTTCCTAGTGGACGGTCTCATTGCGTATGTTGATATGTGTGTTTTTAGTTCTCTTTTTTTCATTGCGGCGCCTGTTAGTTTTGATTTTTACCCGGAATTGGATGATGTATCATATCATTGCTACCGCTAAAAATCAATTAAAATATTAATTGACATTATGTCGAGATAGGAGTATATTACTTACATCCTAAACAAATTGAAGGGGAATAAAAATGGACGGCAAAGATAAAGAAGTAAAAGTAGATTTATTAATATTAGTATCTGCAATGGCAATGCAGGGATTGTTAGCTAATCCAAATACAAATATTCACAAAAACACCGTGGAACACATAGCTATTAGAAAAGCTCAAGAGTTATTGGACGCATTGGCCGGGATTGAAAAATGACAGAGAAAACACATTACAGAGCGGCATTTAATTCACCGTACCTATCAAGCGCGGATATTGTCGAGCCAACATCTCTGACAATCTCACACGTAAAACTTGAAATAGACCATACGAAGAAAACAAAAGATTTTTTCAACACTGCTTTTTTCGTTGAAAAAGAGTTAAGGAAAGGCGAAAAGCTTAAGCCCATGATTCTTAATGCCACGAACTCTAAAACTATGCGTCAATATGTAGGTAGCCCGTACATAGACGACTGGAATAATATTCCTATAACGGTGTTCGTTGACAACAATGTCAGATTCGGCAGGGAAACGGTCGAAGGACTGCGGGTAATGCCAAGACAAGTGCAAAAAAAGTTTATTGATCCGGAAACACACCCCGCCTGGGATAACGCCAAGGCAGCATTTAAGCGGGATGGTTGTTTGGATAAAGTGTTGGAGCGAGTAAACATTACCAAAGAAAATCAGAAGCTATTAATAGAAGAGTGCGGAAGTGTTTAAATTCTACGATATTCAGCAAAACTCTGATGAATGGTTTGACCTGCGTAAAGGCAAACTCACAGCGTCCAGTTTTTCCGTAGTAATGGCTAATCATGCCAAAGGATTCGGGGTGCCAGCCAAAACACTAGCGCTTAACATTGCATTAGAAATATGCACAGGAAATCGTCAAGAAAGCGGGTTTTCTAATTCATACACTATGCGAGGACATGAGCTGGAACCATTTGCGCGAATGGAGTATGAGAACCAATATTTCGTTAGTGTAAAAAATGGTGGATTTTTTGATTGCGGAAGGTTCGGATGTAGCCCTGATGGGCTGGTTGATGAGGACGGAATTATTGAGATTAAATCAGTGATCCCGTCTACGCACTACGCCACATTACAGCGCGGGAATTTTGATACTGCCTACAAATGGCAGTTGCTTGGGAATTTATACTGTACCGGCCGGGAGTGGATGGATTTTGTATCCTACTGCCCAGAGTTTACCGAAAACAAAAGATTGCTTGTTTACAGGCTTTACAAAGAGGAATATATAGTAGAGATTGAAAAATTACAGATACGATTCAAAGAGTTTTTTAAATTAATAGATGAAATTATAACCAACATAAAATAGGCATAAAATGAGCAATTCTTTTTCAGCAGTGTTAACCCTGGGCCGTGATGCGGAAGTAAAGCAACTGTCTTCAGGTACTTCAGTTTTGTCGTTCTCAGGCGCGTGCAACACGGGCTATGGCGATAAGAAGCGCACGCTATGGGTACGTGTTTCTGCATTCGGAAAGATAGCAGAGGGCACACTGGTAAATTTCCTAGTTAAAGGTCAAACTGTATTTTGCAGTGGCGAGTTATCGCAAAGCGAATATGCTGGCAATGATGGCTTGCAAAAAACAAGCCTTGAGATGATCTCAAATACGATAGAACTGGTAGGTAAAAAGCTTGATGCTATGGGCGATACATCTGAGGTGCCATCTGTGCAAAGGCATCAATCCAGACCGAATAATGCGCCACCACAATCAGCGTATGATAAATTGTATGGTGGCAAAACATCAAAGGGCGGTGAAAATAAGTCGTTTGATGATTTCGATGATTCAGTGCCTTTTTAGCAAGTAAATCAAGGGCATGGATGCCCATAAAGGATTAATAAAATGATTAAAGATTTTTTAAATTATGATAACCTGGCCAGATATTAAATTCCCGAAAATCAACCTATGGAGTTACCCTACGATGAATGTTGACAAACGCGCAACAATGCGTGACGGCATGCTGAGTATTCATGACGCTGTTTTCACTGACTCCCTTCGTAGGGCGGGCGTGAGCGAGGAAACAATCAAATGGCGGCTATTGGAGGACGTTTCCACTCGTGGAGATGTAATAGAAATGTACGAACGCGAGGCTATAAAATGAAATGCACTAAATGCGATTCTGAAGACATTATAAAGCGCGGTTCAGAGACTAGAAAATTCGGATTAGTCCAACGGTATTCATGTAATCAATGCAAAGCGACGTTTTATGAACCTGTAAATAAGTCGTCATGGGATAAGATTAAAGCCATCACAGAAGAGGCAAAGCGCGGAAACATACCTGAGATAGGCTTAAAGGAAAACCTGGACGGTCTCGAAGTAACAGGTGTCACGTACCTAAAAAAGGACGAAAACAACGTTTTGCATTGGGTAAAAACAAAAGCTAAGGCCAGTAGCGCGGATATGCTTAAAGAGTTCGCTGATCGTCTTATAGACCGTGTGACACCCTGCGAACCCATATGTGAGCCAAAACGCATTTTAAATGATGAGTTATGTACACAGTATACTATTACTGATTTGCATATCGGTATGTCAGCCTGGGGAGTTGAATGCGGAGCGGATTGGGATTTGAAAAAAGCATACAAAACTATAACCGAAGCAATGAACATTGCTATCGCTAACGCGCCCGATAGCAGAATCGGATTACTGGCGCAACTCGGCGACTTTGCGCACTATTCCAGTCATGAGACGGTAACCCCTCTGCATGGGAATTTATTAGACGCTGATGGTAGATTTTCTAAAATGATAGACGTGTGTGAAGATGTGTTGATAGAATCCATCGATAGGCTGCTTTTAAAGCATGAAATAGTGAAAGTAATAGTAGCACAAGGCAATCACGATATAAGCGTCTCAGATACGTTTAGAAGCCTGATAAAACGGTATTACAGGAAAAACATAAGGCTTGAAGTCATTTGCGGGCCTAACCCTTTCTACGCATACCAGCATGGCCGGACGATGTTAGGTTTCCATCACGGCCATTTGAAGAAACGCGTTGCGTTACCGTCGCATTTTGCACAGTTCTTTAGTGAAATGTGGGGGGCTACTAAATTCAGGTACTTGCACTGCGGGCATTTACATTCTTTGCACATTGAAGAGAAAGGCGGCTGTATAACAACGCAGCATCCAACCATTGCTGCCCCTGATGCCTATGCGAGCCACCGCTTTGATAAAACTATGCGTAGCATAAACACGATCACGTACCATAAAAAATATGGCATGATAGGTCAAAATATTATACCAATTGAAATGGTAGAGGATTACGCCCCATATGTTAACTAAAGAAAGATTAAAAGA